CACGGGTGACAACAGCTATGATGGTGAAAAATTAAAGCTATTAGTACACGATGAATCTGGTAAGTGGGAAAGGCCTGATAATATATTAAACAACTGGAGGGTTACAAAAACCACGATGAGACTTGGTAGTAAGATCGTTGGTAAGTGTATGATGGGTTCAACATCAAACGCTATAGAAAAAGGTGGTGGAAACTTTAAAAAATTGTACTATGCTTCAGACGTTACGCAAAGAAACCGCAATGGGCAGACTAGCTCAGGACTATATAGTTTGTTCATACCTATGGAATGGAACTACGAGGGATTCATTGATGCTTATGGCGTACCTGTATTCGACAAACCAAAAGACGCCGTTAGAGACCCACACGGAGACCTTATCACAACAGGTGTCATCGAACACTGGGAAAATGAAGTAGATGGCCTTAAAAATGACCAGGACGGCTTAAACGAATACTACCGTCAGTTTCCACGTACAGAGAAACACGCTTTCAGAGATGAAGCTAAGTTATCTTTATTTAATCTAACTAGGATATATGAGCAGATAGATTATAATGAAGACATGAGGAATAAAACCTTGGTTACTCAAGGCAACTTCCAATGGGCAGGAGGAGTGAAAGATACAACAGTTAATTTTATACCAGAAAACAACGGTAGGTTTTTAGTATCTTGGATTCCATCTGCAAAATTACAAAATCGTGTAATAATAAAAAATGGAGTTAAACACCCAGGTAACGAGCACATAGGTGCTTTTGGTTGTGACTCTTACGATATATCAGGTACAGTAGACAACAAAGGTTCTAAAGGATCTTTGCACGGTCTTACAAAGTTTAGCATGGAAGAGGCACCTTTTAATATGTTCTTTTTAGAATATATATCAAGACCTCCTACTGCTGAGATATTCTTTGAAGACGTACTTATGGCATTACATTTTTATGGTATGCCAATACTAGCAGAGAATAATAAGCCAAGACTATTGTACTATTTAAAAAGAAGAGGTTATAGAAACTTCTCTATAAATAGACCTGATAAAACATTTAATAAGCTTTCAGTTGCAGAAAGAGAAATAGGTGGTATACCTAACTCAAGTGAAGATATCAAGCAAGCACACGCTGCTGCTATAGAATCTTATATAGAAGATCACGTAGGTTTAAAAGAAACTGAATATGGTCAAATGTATTTTCAACGCACGCTTGAAGACTGGGCTAAGTTTAACATAAACAATAGAACAAAGTTCGATGCAACTATAAGTTCTGGTTTAGCTATAATGGCTTGCAATAAAAACAAATACTCACCAGTGGCTGAGATAAAAAAACAACCAGTGAATATTAATTTCAAAAAATATGACAACACCGGTTCTACTTCAAAAATAATAAAATAGATGGTTTATACTAATGTTAATAGTTCTTTTCCAAGTCAGGTAGTACCAGACGCAGAGAAAAATACTTATGATTACGGTTATCAAGTAGGTAGAGCTATTGAGAACGAATGGTTTAGAGGCGATAAAGGATTAGGTTCTGGTGGTCGTTTTGGTAATAGCTGGCAAGACTTTCACCGTCTTAGATTATATGCTAGAGGTGAGCAGTCAGTTGCTAAATATAAAGATGAGCTTTCTATCAATGGAGATTTATCTTATTTAAATTTAGACTGGAAACCAGTAGCTGTATTATCTAAGTTTGTAGATATTGTAGTTAATGGTATGACTGATAAGGGTTATCAAATAAAATCTTTTGCCACAGATCCTTTTGCCGTAAAACAAAGAACAGCTCACGCTACAGCTATTGCTGAAGATGCTTTTGCTGCTTCAATGATTCAAAAAGCAAAACAACAAGCAGGTGTTGATTTAAAAAGAATCAATATACCCGAAGATCAACTACCAAAGACTAAAGAAGAGTTAGAACTTCACATGCAGCTTTCTTACAAGCAAGCTATAGAAATAGCTGAAGAAGAGCTTATTGAAAATATTTTTGATTATAATAAATACGAAGAAATTAAAAAACGTGTTGCTTATGATTTAACAGTTTTAGGTATTGGTGCTACTAAAACTAATTTTAATTTAGCTAATGGTATTACTGTTGAGTATGTAGATCCAGCAAATTTAGTTTATTCATATACAGAAGATCCTAATTTTGAAGATATATACTACGTTGGTGAAATGAAATCAATTAGTTTGCAAGAAGTTAAAAAGCTTTTTCCTTATTTAACTGATAGTGATTTAGAAGAAATAGAAAAATACCCTGGTGATGCTAATTACACGCGTAATTACTACGGGCAAGACGATCAGTATAGTCAAGTACAAGTTTTATTTTTTGAATATAAAACTTATAACAATCAAGTTTTTAAAATAAAAGAAACTGATCAAGGTTTAGAAAAAGCATTAGAAAAAGATGATTCTTTTAATCCTCCTGAAAATGCAGAAAATTACAATAAAGTACATAGAGCTATAGAAGTTTTATATAGCGGCGCTAAAATACTTGGGCATGAAAAAATGCTTAAGTGGGAACTTGCTGAAAACATGACGCGTCCCTATAGCGATCAAACGAAAGTTCAAATGAACTATAGTATATCTGCTCCTAGAATGTACAAAGGTCGTATAGAAAGTATTGTAAGTAAATGTATAGGATTTGCTGATATGATCCAGCTTACACATTTGAAGATACAACAAGTACTATCTCGCATGGTGCCAGACGGAGTATTTGTGGATGTTGATGGTTTAGCGGAGGTTGATTTAGGTAATGGCACAAATTACAATCCGCAAGAAGCTTTGAACATGTATTTTCAAACAGGTAGTATTGTAGGTAGAAGCTTGACACAAGATGGTGATCCTAACAGAGGTAAAGTACCAATTCAAGAGCTACAAAGCTCTTCTGGTATGGCTAAGATACAAGCATTAGTTCAAACGTATCAGTATTATCTACAAATGATAAGAGACGTAACCGGGCTAAACGAAGCTAGAGATGGTAGTCAGCAAAATAAAGATTCACTAGTTGGTTTACAAAAATTAGCCGCAGCAGCTTCTAATACAGCTACAAAACACGTGTTGCAATCACTAATGTATTTAACTGTACGTAATGCTGAAAACATAAGTTTAAAAGCAGCTGATGCTTTAAGTTTTCCTTTGCTTAAAAATGCTTTAATGAATAGTATAAGCACGTTTAACGTTAATACTTTAGAGCAAATACAAAGTTTAAATATACATGAGTTTGGTATATTTTTAGAACTTGAGCCCGAAGAAGAAGACAAACAAGCGTTAGAAAGAAATATTCAAATAGCTTTACAGTCTGGAGGAGTTGATCTTGAAGATGTAATAGATATTAGAGAAATATCTAATATTAAATTAGCTAACCAAATGCTTAAAATAAAACGTAAGCAAAAACAAGCTCGTGATCAACAAATTGCTCAAGCAAATATACAAGCACAGGCACAAGCCAATGCTCAAACTGCAGAGCAAGCTGCTCTAGCAGAAACGCAAAAGCAACAAGCTTTAGCTCAAACAGAATTACAGATAGAGCAAGGTAAATCACAGTTTGAAATACAACGCATGCAAACTGAAGCTCAAATAAAAAAAGAGCTTATGGCTGAAAAGTTTAGATATGATATACAGCTAGCTCAAGCTAAAATTGGATCTGAAAAAGATAAAGAAAAAGAAATAGAAGATCGTAAAGACGAGCGTGCTAGAATTATAGGCACGCAACAATCAGAAATGATATCACAACGTCAAAACGATGAATTACCTAAAAACTTTGAGTCAGCTGGATTTGACTCACTAGGGGGATTTGGACTAGAACAGTTTGAACCTCGTTGAAAATAAAATCCTTTAATTTTATATTATTATATTATGTCAGAAGAAGTAAAACAAGAAGGAGAATTTAAAATGAAGACTCCTACTAAACCTAAAAACTTAGGTAAAAAAAACGAAGTAACTAAAATTGAAATACCTAAAGAAGGTATTGAATCTCAAGGTGAAGTTATTCCTGAAGTTACTAAAGTAGAAATAAAAAACGAAGATGCCGTTCAAACACAAGAGACAAATGATAGCGATGCTATTATCGAAGAGTCCCAAGACAATAGCGACAGCAAAGAAGTGGTTGAAGAAATACGGACCACCGACGAAGGAGTAGAA